GGGTTGTTGGAGGCGTTTGTGCGGTTTGTTGCTCGTCCTTGTAAGGGTTAAACGGCAAGCCGTTTTTGGCGTAGTCTTTGCACATGGCTTTTGTGATTTCTTTCAGCGGTGTGCCTTGCGATGAATAGCAGGTACATCCGCTTTTGCCGCCATCGACGCAGCCGACAGGGTACTCAAATGTTTTGACTTGGCGGACGCCGTTGTAGATGGGTTTGCTTTCGGGCTTTTCGGCGAGCGTAGGGACGAAGTCTTCAGGTTTTAAGTTTTGGCCTATATCAGCAGGAGCAGCGGTATTTTTGGATTCAGACGCACCATCTATGTCAGACGCGGCAGTTGTAGCCGTCGTTTGCTGCTCGTCCGCGCTGAATCGTTTGCTCATGTTGTTTATCGTGTAAAGGGTAAAGCCTATCAACAGCGGTATAAACAAGACGACGAATATCAGGCTTTTAGGTATGCGACGCTTTGGCTTGGTGTGTACTTCGGCGGGTTTGTACATACCGAAGGACTTTTTAGGCACAACAAACGTCCGCTCAATAGCTTTGGCAATATTGACGCTGCTATCGGGCTGGTCTACGCATTCGTTCCACTCGTATAATTTTCGTCCGACGGGCTTAATTGAAACGTGCATATGCCGTTGAACGAGCCGGCGGACGAAACTGTCAAGGAAGCTGGGATGTTGAGTAATCAAGACGATGTCTAAACCGTGATGGCGGTGGGTTGCCAATGCTTCGATGAACGGCGGTACTTTTGAAGCAGCGGAACGTGTACCCATCAGCCTTTGCGCTTCGTCTATGATAACGAGCGAGCCATAAGGTAAAAAGTCTTGAAACGGCTGTGATTTGATTTGTTCGTCTGACAATTCTTCATGTTCTATCTTCAATTCAGGAATGCCGTTGACAAAGAGAGGGCGTTTTTTCTTGACGCCGTCTTTGTCGGTAAAGTGGGTGTAGCTTTCGTCGGTCATCAACATATTGACGACAGAACTGGTCTTCCCGCTGCCCGGAACGCCTGTTTGCAGAATAATCATTTATTACCTCCACCCGGTATGAATGACAGTTTGCTTATGCTTTGCATAGCGACATTAAAGGCAAATGCGCCGAATATCAGCCCTAATGCGTGTCCGAAACCTGCCATCATAATGATTTGCAGAATATCGGACGGCATGGAATTGAATTGATTGCTGATGTAGTCTTTGACGAATCCTAGACCCACTGTAAAGCCTGTAAAGGTCACAAAACTAATTCCTAGGGCTATAAATACTTTTACGACGATATAGGTCAGCAGCCTTTGTAATATGGCGAAAAACGCAGCTTGCATGCTTTAGTCCTTTCTGCTTGAGAACATGATAAATGCGGCTACAACGGCAGCTATTACTATAACAAGGAAACGTATCATTTCGGCAAAACGGCAAATCAGGTCATATTTGAATTCCATGGTTATGCCTAAATATGTGGCCGTTCGGGGAGCAGGACAAATGCCGTTATCAGGTAAAAAGAAATCCGGGCTAAAGGTCGTTTCGTTTTGTGTATTCGGTATTTTGAATGGCTCTTCCTGTTCTTCTATATTGCCTTTTTCAGCACAGGCTAGGATGTTAGGGAATACTTCGCACAGCAAACCGCCGCTTTCCTTAGGCTTGTCATCCTCTTTTGGCTTATCGTCGGGTTTTGGGTCGTCTTTGCGTTCGGGTGTATTATTTGGATCGGGTTTGTCTTTGCCGCTAGGACTGCCGTCAGGGTCGGGCTTGGTCTTATCGGACGGGCTGCCGTCAGGCGTTGGGTCGGGTTGAGAGCCAGGCTTGCCGTCAGGATTGGGGTCGGGTTGTCCGCCCGGCTTACCATTTTCGCCCGGTGTAGGGGTTGGGTTGGTTTTGGGAGCGGCGGGGGGGCGCGGGGGCGGCACGATGACGTTGGCGGGCTGCCCCTCGTCCACGAGCGCGATGGGGCCGTGCTTGAGCTCGCCTGCTGCGAAGCCTTCAGCGTGGATGTAGGTGATCTCCTTGAGCTTGAGTGCACCCTCCATAGCAACGGGGAAGCCCCCGTGGCGGCCGAGGAAGATGACGGAGGAGGCATCCTTCATTTCGACGCCCAGTTCCTTGACCTGGGTGTCGTTGTCGATGACCTTCTGAATCTTTGCGGGCATGTTCTGCAGCTCGGTATGGATCGAAGCAATCTCGTCCTTGTACTTGTTGCACGACCACATTGCCATGCAGAGGAGGGCGAAGATGACCGGCACTGCGTTCCAATCATGCCTGAATTTGCTTGTGTCCATTGTTCTGTTGTATTGCTGTATTTACTTTTTCGTCAGAATGTTACGCCAACGGTGGCATTCGTTTCCACCTGATGGAGGAAGGAAGAGTGGCTGTAGGCGAAGGTTGCCCTGAGGAAAATGCCTGCGCCCTTCCACTGTTTCGGGTGATGGTAGACGGCACACTGCGTTCCCATCTCCCAGAGGTGGGCGGTCTTGGCGGCGTAGGTGTCGTTCACCAGCTGCGTTATCTGCCTGTCCATGATGGCATAGGGCATGACTATCCGCCTGGAACTGTTGTGGAAGCAGGCTGCATCGGCGTAACATTATGGCAACCAATAGACGGTGCTACGACCCAATCAAAGACAACAGAG